AATATCCTCTTAAATCATCTTCAATTAATCCATGTAGCCATTTTTTTTCATTTTTATCTTTTGAATAAACATTCTTTTTAGATTTTTTCTTTAATACTTTTTTATTTTTCTTCTTGTTTTTTCCACTACTATTATTTCTTCTATTTTCCGTAGTTAAATTATTAGTAGCTGGTAAAAGAAGTCTATCTAATTTTGGAATATATTCTTTTAAAGTTAAAGAACAGTTTACAACTTCTAACTCTCCATTTGAGTTTGTACTCTTTATTCCTTGTTTAAAGCCTGTTAACATAAATCCATATTTTGATAAAGGTTTATTTCCTAAAATAAGTGGATAATACTCTCCATTTTCACAGATTTTTTCTAATTTTAATAAGGCTTCATTTATATTAGTCAGTGTATAAACTAACTTAATATTTAAAGAAATAGTTCTTAAATTTCTACGAATAAACTCTGTATAAGGAGCTTCTCCAAGATTGTCATGATCTTCTGTTTTAGATGAGATACTTAAATCAATAGCATCAGGAGTTAGAACATTTCCACGAGCAACAGTAAAAGTAATATCTCCATAACTTCCTAAATTACTTGAAAAATCAAATGTAGTAAAATTATTCAAAAAGTCTTTTGTTAATCTATTTAATATACTCATTTCTTAGTCATCTCCTTATAGTCAATAGATTCAACATCTAATTTTCCATTTTTTAATGTTGCCTTATTAGTTTCAAAACCTTTTTCAGCTTTCATACTTCCATTTATTGTTGCATTATTTGAAACTATTATATTTTTTTCTATTGTTGTATCTCCTGTTATAAGAACTTCACTGTCTATTTTTGTCAAAGTTCCTTTTAACTCTATATTCCCATCTTCTTTTACTATTAAACTTGAACCTTGAAAATCTATTCTATATTCATCTTCTTGTGAATTACTTACATTTTTATCAGAGAAATAACTTCCAATTATAAAACCTCTTTCTGTATCATCTCCTAGAAATATGCAAAATACAGGAGTATTAACTTTTGGAATAGAAGTTATTTTATTTCCAAATGTTATAGGAGACAAAATCTGTAATCCCTCTGTTATTTGATTGTTGTATTCAGGAAGTTGTACAGTAGCAGTATAATCAGCTGTATTGATACTTTGTATAATTCCTACTGTTCCTTTTAAAACTGAAATCATTATTTTTTCTCCTCTTTCATATCTTTTTTTATTTTGTACATTTCAATAGATGTAGTAAATTTTGGGAAATTGTGTTGTAGTCTAGTTACTACATAGTTTCCTGAAAATTCTCCTGCATCAGATAGGGCTATAATGCAACCAGAATATAACTCCTTACATCCAATAATTTTTAAAGTTGTTTCTATCTCTCTTTTATTGACATTTTCAAGAGTTTTCTTTGCTAATTTTTTTAAATCTCCACTTTTAGCCCTGGATTTTAAAGCATAAACCTTTTTATAATTATCAGACTTTTGTCCTGTTTCAAGTTCATGTTTTGTTATGATTGCTTTTTCTTCTTTTTGTTTTTTAGTATTAAAGTATTTAACTTCAATAGCATCATAAATATCATTAGATTTATCTTTTATTTCAAATTCCTCAACATTGTTCAAGCTAATACTTAAAAGAGGAGTATTTTCTGATAGTATTTCTTCCTCAAATAAGATAAGGATTCCACTAGATATTTTTAACTTTACTCCTTCATCCTGGGCAATCTTATTTAAGAAGGAGAAATCTTCCTCTTCCTCTTGTTTTATATTTTTTAAAGTGATATTGTCTTTTACTTTATAAAAATACTTTAGCTTATATTTATCAGCAAACTCTTTTCCAAGTGCTTCTAAAGAGATATTAGCCCATATCTTAGACCTTTTAACATCCCTTGAATTAAGTGGACCAGATATTCCTTTAAATGTTGCTGTTTTTCTGTTGAATTGTCTTATATCTATATTAAAAATTCCTACATCACTTTGGCTTTCTCCTTCAAATTCACTATTCCAATTAAGAGTTTTTATTCCAAACTTTATTTGAGTTCCCTTTGGAATAGCCCAGTTTGTTGTTAGAAATCTATTATTTTCATTATTAAGTTTTATTATAATTTCATCTAATGTACCTTCTAAATTATCTATAATTTCAACATCAACTATATGTTTTAATAATTCTTCAGTTACATCTTTATTATCTATAAAAAAGGTAGGAGAGGCTCTCCTAACTAAGTTTGAACTAGCCATGGAGCAACACCTCTCTTTTTATCTTCTTTTATTTCAGGAATAGAAAGTTCAATTCCAGCTGGAAAGATAACTATTTCAGAGAGTTCAATATTTTCTTCTAATAACTCTTTCATAAGATTTTCATTTCCAAAAAGTTTAAAAGCAATTAGATCCCAAGTATCTCCTGCTTCTGTCTTATAAACTTGTTCTTGCATAAGTTTCTCTTTCCTCCTTCATTTTTTCTAATTGTTTTTGAAGTTCATTTAACTTTTCTTGTAAATTTTCTATAATACTATTTTTAGTATCTTCAGATACTCCATTAAAAGTAAAACTATTGTAAATTTGATAAGTAATAGGCTTTTCACTACTTGTGCTATTTTCTGATTTACTACTTTGAGTAGCATTTTGAAGTCTATTTCTTAAACTTCCAAAGATACTTTCATTCTCATCTTTTGTAAGAACTCTTTCACCTTTGTGTAATTCAGCAATATAACCGTCAAATGGCACATAATTTAATCCATTAGCATGACTTCCATTTATTGTAGCTTTTGCAGTTCCTATATTTTCTTTTTCTCCAATGATGTATTTCATTCCTGGTATTTTTCTTGCAAAATCTAATGCTTTTTCCTTTGCACCAGCTATTGCATCTGACATAAGTTCAAATGGTTTTGCAAAAAAGCCTTTTATTTTTTCTGCAATACTAGCAATAGTATCTTTAAAAGAATTTAACATTGCTGTAAATCTTTCAGAAAATCCAGTTTTTACTTTATCCCAAAGTCCAGTTATACTTTCCCATAGACCTTGAAAGAAACCTGTAACTTTATCCCAAATAGCACTAAAAATCTTAGTAAGTACTGACCATAAAGTTGAAAAAACTCCAACAATTTTATCCCATAGCCAAGTAATTTTATTCAATATCCAATTAAATAAATCTACAATACCTTGCCATATAGCTCCAATAACTCCACTAAGTACATTCCAAACACCTGTAAAGAATTCTGCTAAAAATCCAGGAATAGCTTTTACAAATGCTTTTATTTCATCCCAATATTTATAAATAATGTATCCAAGAACAGTTATTCCAGCAATTATTAAACTAATTGGACCTCCTAAAGCAGTTATTCCTGCTTTTAATACTGCCATGACTCCACCAGCAGCCTGTACTGTTGTTGTAAGCTTTTGAAATGCTCCAATAAATTTAATTACTTTAGATGTTACACTAAAAACTGTTAGAAATACTATAATATTATCTATTCCTATTGTATTTAGAATTCTAAAAATTCCCCAAAGTACTGTCCCAACTTTTATCATTGCATCTAAAAATATTTTTCCATTTTCTATAAAAGACTGCCAAAATTTATTAGCCTTTGTATCATTAAAATTTCCAGAAAGAACATTTGAAAGTTCATTTAGCCATTCAATAGCTATATCAATTAGTTGCTTTCCGCTTTTCGTAAAAATAGCTTGTCCTATTTTTATTTTTACATCTGAAACAGCTGATTCAAGTAATGCCCATTTACCAGAGTCACTATCAAGAATAGTATTAGCCATTTCTTTCGCTTTTCCAGTAGCATTTTCATTTTCTTTTGCAAACTGTGCTAATGCATCAGCTCCCTGGTACATAACACCATTAACTTCTTTTGTAGCAGTTAACAGCTTATTCATAGCTAAAGCTCCCTGATCTCCAAACATTTCTTTTAAAAAGGCTAACTTTTCTATACCTGACATTTTCCCAGTAACTTTTTCTAATTGTCTTACAAAATCTACAAGTCCTATAAATTCACCTTTAGAATTTTTTACATTAATTCCAAGTTTTTGTAGGTCTTTTTGTACTTTACTGTCAACTATCTTAGCAAAAGCTTGTTTTAAGTCTCTTCCTGCCTGTCCTGATTTTATAGCTTGGTCTCCCATTAAACCAACAGCAGCTGAGGCTGTTGCTAAATCTATATTCAAATCATGTGCTGAAGAAGATACATATTTAAATGCTTCTCCTAACATTTGAATATTTGTATTACTTCGTGACATAGTATTAGCAAGAATATCTGCTGCATGCCCAACATCATTTATTCCAATATTGAAAGCATTCATATGATCAGAAATCATATCTGATATCATAATGAAGTCTTCTCCTGATGCAGTTGCTAGGTCAAAAATAGGAGGAATTGCTGCTATTATCTCTTTTGGTTTAAAACCAGCTAATGCAAATTTTTCCATACCTGCTGCTGCCTCTTCAGAAGTGAATATTGTTGTTTTTCCAACTTCCATTGCTTTTTTCTTTAAAGCTTCATACTCTTCAGCTGTAGCTCCTGTTAAAGCCTTAACTTTTATCATTTGTTTATCAAATTCTAAATATTCTTTAACAGAAGAAGTTCCTATCCCAATTGCTGCACCTATGGTAGCAACTGCTGCAACTTTCATTCCAGTTTTTACTTTATCTTTGACACCTTTAAAAAAACCTTGACTTTTAGCAACTATTTTTTGTTGAGCAATTAATTCCTTTTCTTTTTTTATAGTTTGGTCAATTTCACTTTGCAAATTGTCAAAAGGAATTTTCAATTTTTTAAGTTCCATTCCATACTTTTGGAATGATTTAGATTGTGCTTTTATAGTTGTTTCTAAGGCTTTAGCTTTTTTGGTTAAGCTTTCATATTTCTTTTTTTCAGCATCAGTAAGACTATTATTTCTCTTTTTTATCTCATCTAATGCCTTTAATTCATTTCTAAGTTTTCTATACTTAGAAACATTGTTCATTATCTCCTTATTTAGCTCTTTTTGAGCTTTTAAAGTTCTTTGAGCCTTTTCCATTTTCTGCCTAGCAACTCTTAAATTTTTAACTTCATTAGCTAATTTTTTTAAATTACCAGGTAAAGACTTATCAATAACTCCTTGCACTCTCATAATCAAATCCATTTTCTTTCCCAACAATATCACCTCCTTCTTTTTCTTAGAGTTTCTTCAACTGTTTCTACAAGTTCTCTTATTCTGTATATATCACAACCCATTAAGTATGAGTATGAA